ACAAAGTAAATCAGATCGCGATAAAGAGGAGTTTCAATTTCTTGAACTGCCTCGTAACCGATCAGAATTACAAGATAAGGGACTAGGAAAAGAAGGGGCAAGCCTAAGATAAGCATGGCTGCGCACCATATCTTTCCGACTATCGAGTGAAGAAAATCGTCTATTAATGACATATCGGCCCCCTTTCCTTTAATTATAGGGGTTACCTAGGTTTCTTGAAAGCCTTTTCTTCAAGTTTTCGAACCTTTTCTAACTCAGAAAGGAGGATCTTAGACCATTCCAATAAGTCCCTTATCGGCATGTTGTACCAGTCCAAGAAAGAAAGTTTGCAATCGGTTAACGATAGCCGAACGCAAAGGCGCTTTAAGTCTTGGACCGGGTGTTTACTGCTTAAGCCTAATTGTCGAAAAAAGGGGAAACCATTCCGGAAAGTTTTAACCAATCTCGGGCCGGAAGGTTCGTGAAAAACTCGACGGGCAGCTTAGTTGCTTTTGCCGCTAAAAACTTCCAACTGGCTGCCGTCGGAATTCTCTGACCCGTCCTGGTTAAATCTTCCACTTGAAGCATGGCAGATTCAATGTCCGAACCTTTAAGGCCGTCAAGATCCAGTTCGATTTCGGAATATTCCTTATCTTCGAATTTATAAGGTTTGGAAAATTTATATTTCATTTTTTTTATCCTAATCCTAATGCTTTACGCACATCGCCGAGTTGATCGTTTCCTTGAACTTTGAAGATCATGTTGAGCTTGTCAATTTCAACCTGCTCCTCATCGTCGACAAAAACGCGCAAGTAGGTAGTTTCAACAACTGTGGTTTGTTCCGATTTGGCATTGACCTCCGCGCTGCCAAGAGCGGACGACTTGACGAGCCCCCGCAGATGGATGCGGATAGCTTTGACCTTATTGTCATTGGCAGAAGCATTAATTTCATTCTGCGCGATTCTAAATGTGAGACTGACGGGACCGTCCCTGAGCAAATTCAATGCTTCAGTCGTGATGGCATTCCAATTGATCGTTGTCTCCATGGACTGGAAATGTCCGGGAATCGGAGTTTCAACTTCGCCTGCAATGCCGGAGCCGGACAATGTGTCCGTCATTTTTTGAATTTCCGGGAGGTCGACCGTACCAACGCCCAGGAAGATGTTTCCCTCATCGGCAGTAACGTTGAAATTGATGGTGCGGTCCGGAATGTAATTAGCACCGTTTGTTGCCATTATTTGACTCCTTTAATTAGCTAAACAACGCAGAAAGTGCGGTCGGGTCGTATTCCACAATGAATTCGATGTCGCGGTTCGGTGACGGGGGTGTGACCTTGACATGGAATCTGGAAATACCATCGGACAGATCCGTGATCGGGTTTTCGTCCTCACGGAATTCAATTGTTCCGGCAATCAGGTACTCTCTCGCAACCAAACCATTCAGCCAAACCTGCAGGGTATTGGTAATTGTCTGAACCTGGCGACGATTGAGAGGTTTATCCAAACGCTGCCAGCATGTCTGAACGATAGTGTTGGAAATCCAGCACATCATTCTGCGAATCGGAATGAACGCGTCTTTCGGATCGGTGTTGGCCGGGTAGCAGGCAGTTCTATTGCCAAAAGCTCGAAGACCGCCGATAAAATTGAGCCCGGTCACGATGCCTTGGCTGTTCAAATATTCTGCGTTCGGCAGTGTTAACGGAACCTCGGTTCCTCCGGCCAGAACCATGCCGGTTGTGCTGAGAACTTTATTGGACGGGGATTCGTAAGGAACTCCGCCGTTGTCGCCGTCCACCTTGGCCATCAATGCAGCCAGCTGGGTAGAGATGTGATAGACAATTCCGTCCTGCTGCAGCATCGGCCAGCAGAGCACCTGTGCCGGATCGACAATATTGTTTGAGTTCTTCCAGCTCGGAGCGGCAGAGTAGTTCTTTACCGTGCCTGTCGGGATGTCGCAAAGGCAAATTGCTCGGAATACTTCGTTAATGCTGACCGCCTTGGCAGACATAATTGTGGCGACTGTCGAATTGTCAGAAAATCCCGGAGCAAGGATAAATCCCGGGACGACACCGAATAACGGGAATACATCCTCAACAAGCTCCAGTCCTTTCTTGATTTCAAGGCCGTTGCTGCCGGTGGAAACACCGCCAATAATGTCGTTTGTTGTGACCTTGGAGGGGTCGCATTTTTCTGCAGCAAACGTTAACTCGGTTCCTGTCGGGCAAATGAAATCGCCGTCCTGGTCTTTCAGGGACGTGATGACCAGTTCGCCGTTATCGTTGAACGCTGTTAAGAAATCGGTTCCTGCGGTCAAAGATCCGGAAGAAGAGCTGAGGGTGATTGAGCTCAGGATAATTCCGGTTTCCGGGACGGTGGCGCTGGCGTTTTTAGTATCCAGAGTGACTTTGGTTGTCGTCGCAGTAGATTTATGGGTTGCAGGATCGAGAACGTTAACGATCAGGGCCGGGCCAACGCCAAACAGCTGGAACTGAGAGTAAATGAATTCAGAAATGGAATATTCGTACTTTTTCAGTCCGGAGGATGCATCCGATTTTGCAGGAACAAATCCGAACTCCTTGACCGCTTCAGCATAATTTTGAACATACTTCACCTTATTGCAGGTTCCATCAGCCATATTTACCGGCGCGGTTCCGACGATAAACGGAATTGCGCTAGGGACAGAAACGACCGGTACGAGACCGGTCTGAATTTCTGAGCTATGCACACGATGCATATAAGCCATTTATTTGCTCCTTACTTGATTAAAAAACAGGTTCAACGGATGTCCTTTTTTGGCCAAATCCACTCGCGCCTGGGCCAAATCGTCCACATAAACAATGAGGCCCGCGACTGCAGGCCTCTTTTCAATGATTTCTTTTACCAACGGAGGAAGGGTTCCGCCTTGAAAGACTGTGAATCGATTTAGTCCGAGAAGACGGGGTCCTATGTAAATTCGAGTTTTATCCATAAAGCGCTCTTTGAAGGGAATTACCGTAGGATGAAAACGCAGATCCGCTTGTGATGTTCGGCAGACCAGCCGGGACGCACATCGGGAAATCAGAACCCCAGAGCGTTTTCAATTCAAGCTGCCAATAAGGCCACGGCTGATCTTTAATAATCTGCCAATCCAGCTCCGGGACCAGATGGAATTTTTGTTTTAGAGGCAGCTGAGCAAATCCGATGATCGAATTCACAACAGCATCCAGAACGTTGACCGCGTCTCGGTAACCAACTGAATCCTTCCCATAGGTGCCAACCACAATCGACACCTCAGTTTGAGAACGACTTGCCGTAATCTGGGATGAGTTTGCCCGGACTAAAACAAAAGGATAGGGATCATCAGAATCCTCCTCCTTTGTCGGCAGGTATCCGTCGATAATTTTCAAATTCCTGGCCGGGCCATCCGTTTCCAGATCGGCGCCTCGGGTTTGCAATTTGATATTTTTTAGAGACGTTTCTAAATGCTCTCGGAGAGCATCACAAAGATCTAATGTCATTTTGATTTTGTTCCTTTTGACAGAAGTCGCTTGACTTCGTGATCCAGGCGACGTTCAAACGTTTCAGCAACGGCCGATTCCAAGGTTTTAACGACCTCGTCATTAGCAGCCATACCCGCGACGGAAGGACCGAAGACCGGCTCCAACGGGTAAGAAGAGGACGTTTTTCTCTGCAGTAACAGCCCCTTCCTTACGAATCCCCGGTCAACGCTCTTAAGGCCGGTTTTCCTGATACCTAATCTGACCTCGCGGCGTTTTGCGCCTGTAGTATCCGTCCGGGGCCTCATTGCGAATTCACTGGCAAACAGGTTCGGCCCCCGGACTCTAATTTCTGCAGAAGTTGAGCCCGAGCCTTTGACTCTTTTCGCCGAGATTGCACGTCGGGCAGTCTTTGCCTTGATGCTGTATTCGCTCCGAATTTCCCTGCTGAGTACTGTTTTGCTATGAGACAGCGTTCTGCCCATTGCGGCAAAGCAGGCACGTTGCAAAGCTCCGGGCAACCCATTCAAACGGCGTTTAGCGTTTTCGAACGAATTTCGGCTCATTCATTGTTTTCCTCGCACGTGATAACGAGCATCCCGACCTCATCAGAGATAGCGGCAACACGGTGAAAAGAGCCGTCGACAGACAAGTTTTGGTTAACCTCGGGTGTCGGAATATCGCCCTTCTTGACGAAAATTCTCAGCTTGTTAGTGCTGAGGCCGTAATACGGCTCTGACATCAGGCCGGGATTCGGAATTCCAACGTTTGTATCGATCACGCAGCGGACGTTTCTCGATCCGATTCGGTGTTCCTTGCCGAAATCTCTCAGAAATGTGCTGTCAATGTCGGCTTGAAACATTGCGTCGTAATCATTCATCCTTTTCCGGCTCCGGCTGCAAAGGAAGTCCTGCTGCTACCTCGGTCTCTGGTGTCTCCGCTGCCTGAGCAGGTTGCGGGGCTGCCTCGGAATTGTTCTTCTGTTTTACATACTTTTGCAACGGAGCAGGCAGCGGCTCATCCTTCGGCCACTCGACAATTTCTCCCGGACAAAAAACTTTGCCTTCGTGGTGTAAATAAAATTGCGGCCGGACAATGCATTTCATAGTGTTTCTCCAAAGAAAAAAGGGGCCGGAGCCCCTCTAGAATTAGCTCAACAAAGCGTCGGAGAAGAGGCAGAAGCTCTTCGGATGACGAACTGCAATGTCGATCGTCTGCAGGGCGCGGATTTCAACGCCGCCAGACTTCCACGCGTCGCCGTAACGATTAACGTCGATTTCAAGGAAACCCCATTCGCCAATGAGAAGATCAGCCCAATTGCCGAAATAAATTTCATGGCAATTATTTGAAGTACCCTTTTCAAGACCACTTCGAACCTGGTTGGAGCGACCAACCGCATAACCATTGACTTCGCCCGGGAAACCATTGCGAACTGCTTCAGTGATCGGCTTCCAGATGTAATCTCCGGAGGTATTCTTGATCTTTTTCAGGAAGCCGATTGTGGCGGCATTACACAAGTAATACATATTTGTGACGTCAGCGTTAGCTGTCGCAACCTGAGTTTCCATATCGATCAATTTATCGAATGTAAGGCTGCCGCCATTGGTGCCCCCTTCAACGGTGCAAATTCCGCTCATGTTGGCGATACCCGTGGGCTGGTTATTTGTGCCGGTACCGCAAAGAGCAGCAAGGTCAATGCCAAGTGCCAAGGATACGGCCAGCTCGTTACGGACAAAGGCCTCAACGTTCATGCTGGATTGGAGCAAGAGGTTTCTGGAAACGGAGGACAGTGCACCGATCGTTTTCGGCTTCAAAGAAACCTTGTCAAACGTAGCATTACTTTCTGTTGGGGCTGTGTTTTCAGCCAGCCAATATGTAGTCGAAGCTCCGGTTTGTCTAGGAATTTCGACGTTTCCGACCAGACCGGAAATAACGGTCGCGCCCATACGGGTAACCATTGCCTTGGCTCGGAGAAGATCAATGAAAGATCCGCTTCGAAGGTCTGTAGCAACAAGGTTGCCGCCCTGAGTGGGCTGACCGACAAAATATCCTGTCGTGTCACGCTGCATTGTGACATCGCTAGGCATGAAAAATCCGGTTGTTTCGCGACCGCTACGTTTTGCAAGCGTTTGAGAAACTTCACGTTCAAATCCTGCCTTACTCCAATCGCCAGTCAAAGCTGCATTCAATGCACGAACCAGGTTGAAATTGCTTCTTTCTGCTGCTGTCAGACCGATATCCTCGGAGATTCCTCTGGAAGCGACTCCAACCGGGGAGACGGAACGTTTGCCGAGTAGGTCTAAAACGTGAGAACGAATGTTTTCGATTGATTCATTAGAGCGGATCATGTTTTCGCGCTCGGAGTCCTCGATATTGAACTGACGGCAGAGAGAATAAATATTCTCGATGCGCTGGCGTTCATCCTGGCGAACCTTCTCGCGTTCGACTTCGACGCGACGTGCCTCGGCGATCGCTGCTTCACGAACGTTTTCTCTTTCCTGCTGCTCGGAGTCATTGACTTTGTTTTCAGAATTTTCTTGACCTCTGATTGCCATTTTGTTTTCCTTTAAGTTAGTTTCAAAATCTCTGTAAACGCCGACGTTCGAATCGGCGGGAATGGTTACAAGCGATACCTCATAGATCTCCCAGGACGTCGCGATTAGCTGATCGTCATCGGGGTCTTCTCCACGGACAATGTCGTAGTCAAGGATTTCGTATTGAAACGAGCAGTTGACAAGAACTCGTTCATCAACCATCGCTTTGGCCTTTTGGCCTTCCTCGGACGACGAAAAACGGACCGTTGCGTAGGTCCTGTGTTTGTCCTGATCGAGTTTTTCCACAACGCCTAAGAGCTTGTCTCGGTTATGGTTAAAAAGAAGGGGAAGCGTTTTTTGTCGCTCCCCCATAACCATGGCGCCTGGTTTGTGGCTCAGAATCTCTTGCCCGTACCACCGTTGAATCGGCGTATCGGATGCAACCGGGAATCTGATCACACTCGAATCCTGATCGTCCGAACGTTCAAATACTGCAGAACGCACCTGACCGCGAAGCTGGTCCGCAGTCAATTCAGTCCTCTTTTTCGTCACTTTTATCCTCCGTACTCTCCTTTGCTTGTTTTAAAACCGTTGCCTTTGTTTCAACCCCATATAATTCGGCGGTTGCCTTGTCCTTGGCCCTCTGTTTGCAAATGTCTTCATAATCTTGGCCGTTACCCATTGCGGCAACGACGTCGCTATCAGACATAAAGCCGGCGTTCCGAGCATTGATATAGGCGGTAACTTCTTTTGCCGGATCAACCCACGACCAACCGCGAGGTTTGAATCTGACTGTTTGATAACGTTCCTTGTTTTCGAAATATCCGGGAAGATTCAGACGTCCGGACAAAACAGCGTGATCCAGCCAGTCGCAGAAAATTGGCTTTAGGAATTTTTCAATCAGCCAGGTCTGCAGCACTCGCCATTGATCACGGTCATCGAGCAAGGCCAGACGGGAGCTCGAATAGTTACTCTGCGAATAATCGCGGGAGAGCGTTTCGTATGAAACCCCGACGCCCGCGGCAACCTCTCTCAGCATGTAACGCATAAACGCATCGATGTTTGAGTTGGGCCGGGACGGCGTAAAGCCTTCAAATTTTTCTCCCGGGAGCAGGCGCTGGAACATTCCGGGCTCGCTCCGGAGATATTTCGGGATCGGTTTTCCGTCGTTTTCCAGATCTCCATCATCGACAATCTCGCGCTGCACAAATCCCACAATATTTGCGGCCGCTCGCGCTGCCACGATTTCGGAATTGACATAGCCGCCCATATCCTTAAGTTTTTTCAAGACAGAATGTAGCCAGGGTGTGCCTCGGGTTTGAGGCCAGCGCTCAACCAAATACAAATGGACAATATCAACGGCTTCAATACAGATCAGTTGGTTCTGCGTATACGCCGAAACGTTAATGTCGCCCGGATGATTCGGCCAAAACCAATACGCCTGCGGACGCATCCATTGGTTAACCTCAACGCCAAGCCGCACCGTATTGCCACGCACGCTCGGCGCCAGGGTACATTCGTTATCGACCAGAAGGTCAGACTCAATGACCTCGAGGCTGAACGGTATGCCGGAGCGGCCAAAGCCTTCGTGAATTTTCCGGATAAGAATTTCGCCGTCTTGGAAGACCGAGCCGATGATTAACCTCATCATCTCAGTCATATTCATCCGGCCGGCGGCGTGACAGTTGTCTGCCTCGCACCATTCATACCAAGAGGCCTCAATCAGATCATTAGTTATTTGATCAGGTTTCCCGTCCTTCCCTTGGACTTGACACTGGATTCCAATGCCTTGGCCAACGACGTTGTTCTGGATCATTCGCCGCAGGTTTAAAGCGTGCGGATTGTCCCGAATCATCTGACGGCTGCGGGCTCGAAGCGTCCTAAGATCGCCCCGCAACTCAGTGTCCTGAGTCGTGTCCCCGGCATTGAGCCAGTCAGCCGTTAGGCGCCCGGTTTTTGCTGACTCAAATGACCGAAGCTCCTTTTTCTTGATTTTTTTCTTTGATTTACTCATCTGAATTCAACCAATAAAGTGTGCGGGTCAACGCCCCGGGCTCGGCATTCCTCAAGAAAAACCTGTTTTTTCCAATATTCAATGAGGTCAAACAACTCCTGAGGGGAGTTGAATGTCATTGAACGGGAGCCGATGGTGTAACTTTTGACGTGGCCGTTGGTGCCTGTATAGGTTTCCAATGCGCGCTGAGCTGCTTCCAGGCACTGACGAGCCTTCGACTTGAATGAAGCCGGGCGGCTGTTTTCCAGCGAAACGATTGAAACATCTTCAACCAAGAAAGTTTTCCGGAGATTTTTTCCGGACACTTGGAGCAATACATCTCCAGATTGCCCGGAGAGTTTTTCGGACACCTCCGGGGGCATGATGATCACGACAAAATCACCAGACTTTTCAACCAGCAGGGCCGGATGATCCTTACCTTCGGCCGGATTGAAAAACGCGGACCATGCCGCGTCTTTCGGAATCTCTTTCGGGTTCAAATATCGAACCGGAAGCAATCGCCAGGTGTGCGAATCGCCTGCAATCACGCTTACCATTCACTGTCTCCAAAATAAGGTGGCGGCTCGTCATAGCCGTCAAACATTTGTTGCTTACGCTTAGGTCTGGGTTTTTCTTCCGGGATCGGCTGCGGTTCCGGCTGCTGTTCAACCGGCTGTGTCGGCTCGGTTTCCAGCTCAAGCGAGAGAGATTCCTGAGCCTGCTGCTGGAATTCGAGGAGCCAGCGGGCCGGGGTCCACATGTGCAATTTCAAACTGCGCGCTGCATGCAACGCATAAACTTCGCAGTCCAGCGCCTCGTTTCGAACCGAACTCTTTTTCTGCCAGACTCTTTTCCGGGAATTTCGGGCCGGGGCCTTGACTTCGCTCACCAGCTGTTCAAAGTAGTCCGGACGGACCTCTTTGTACCAATGCATGCGCCCCGGGCCTTTGCCCTGGAGCTTTATGCGGCCGGCATTAGCGTCAACACCCAGAATTAAATCTTTCGCTCGGGACGTTCCGACAATGAACGGACGCAGGCCGAACTTCGAAGCCTTCTGTTTGTAATTCAAATCAACGGAAGCCCTCGGAGTCGAGAAAATTTCCTTTGAATCATCGTTGACCGAGGATCCTTTGATCGCCATTAGGCCGCGACGTTTTCTTTTCCGGACAAACGTGTAAACCGCGTCCGAGGTTTGGCCGTCGGAGGAGTCAATGGAAGCTGCTCGAACTTTTAGCTTGCTGCCGTTCGGGGTCGGGAACTCTGAAAGGAGCAGAGCATCCAAATCTTTCCAGGCACCAGCCTCAGGCACCATTGTCTGACCGTAAATTTCGCCCCACCAAACCAGCCAAGATTCCTCGCCGACGCCCCAGGCGCGAATAATGACGGCCAGTCGGTCGTGCTGGACGTCGATGCCTGCCGTCAAAACCACACCGTTGACCGGTATTGTTTTCTCCGGATAATCCTCGGCCCGCGCTGCCAGGTCGGCAGTGTCCGGAAGGTCGCTCGCGAACTCGTAGGGCAGGCCGAGCTGGTTATTGACGAAGCTCTTCATAAAGCTATCGTCACCGGCATCGAGCTTCGCTTTAGCGCTCAAATACTTTTTGGCGATTTCGGCCAGGCTCGATCCGGGAAACGGGCTGTACAGCTCGTTAATGTAGAAGCCGGCTATCCCGGTGAAGGCGGCTGTCGCTCGCCATTCCCCGTTTTTGACCGCGCGGTTTTTCAGCTCATTCGACCACTGGGCGCCGCAGTGCGGGCAGTTATAGACCGCAGTTTCGGGCAGAGCGTCGCCGAAGATTTCATGGTTCCGGCCTTCCTCATGCTGCCAGGAGACGTTCTCCCACGACAGCGTCTGCCACTCGCCGCAGTGCGGACATTTAACAAAAAAATTTCTTTTATCGCTTTCGCGATAGGCGGCCTCGACCTTCGAAATCCCGGAAACTGTTGGCGTTCCGCCGAAGATAATTTTTCTTCGGGGAAACGATTTAGTTCGCTCTTCGAGTAACTTAATCGTATCGCCTTGCTGCTTGACGTCCGAATTACAGTCGTCCGGTTCTTCGACGCAAACGACTGGGGCCGGCGTTGACTTCACTTCGGACGGAGAATTGGAGCTCACGAATTTCAAGAATCCGCCCGGGAAACCCTTGAAGCCCCATTTATTGTCCCGGTCACGTTTTGACATGACGGGGATCAAAGCTGCCAAGGCCGGAGTAACTTCGACCATCGGCGTGAACTTTTCTTCGTTAAATTTTTTGGCTGAGCCTTCCTTGTCGAACATGATGATGATCGGGCAGGGCTCCAGGTGTATACGGTGCCCTATGTAGTTCAACAATACGCCATCCGTCCACGCAACTTGAGCGGATTTTTGTGCGACCACTTTGAAAATCTTCGGGTCATCCAAAGCCTCGTGGATTCCGCGAACCCACGGAGTGGTCTCCGCTACATATTTGCCCGGCAGGGCCGTTGATTTCGGACTGAGAAAACGGTAGGTTTCCGCCCAGGCCGTTGTTGAAATTCGGATCGGGGGCCGTACCTCCTCACCGAGAATTTTCAACAGATTTGCTATAGCTAGAGAGGAATTCATAGCAGTCCTTCAGAACGTCTTCGCACTTTTGTGTGTAGGCAAGCTCATCGACTTCCTTTCCGGTGGCAACGTAAACGTCGCTCCGGATAAATGCCGGGAGACCCATGAGGCGTTCTTTGAATCCAGAAAAGACAGTTTTTAAAACGGGCACGAGCTCGGCCACGTCGACCAGCTCACGCTTTTCTTTTTTGAGAGCGATCAAGGCCCGTTCGGTTTCGATTTTTTCGCGGGCGAGTTTGACCTTCATGTAGTCATCGTCTTGGCCAGCTGCAGATTTCCGGAGCCGGTCTAAATACGCGAGACGAATTTCGTCGATCGACATGTTTCGCCAGTCGATTCCCATTTTCGCTAACTGCTTGGAAACTGCCTGCTGACTCAAGCCCAGATGCTCTGCAATCTGCTGTTGAGTCGGCATAAAAACTCCTAATAGTTACGTTACAACCCCCTAAAAATTTTCACCAATAGAGGGAAAGCGGGCGTTTCGCCCGCGCGGCTTAAAGGTTCCAGGAAGTACCTATTGGGGCTGAGGCTGCTCAATGTCATCAAAGAGCACGCCGTCCTCGCGCACGGCCTGCAAGCCAGTCGAGTCCTGCCAGCGACGGATGATCACGTCGCAGTAGGCAGGATCTAACTCCATAACTCTCGCCTGCCTTTTCAATCCTTCGCAGGCAATGATCGTTGTCCCGGAGCCTCCGAACGAATCCAGAACGATGTCGCCTTCCTTTGAACTGTTTTGAATCAGGTATGCAAACAAAGGGACAGGCTTCATTGTCGGGTGCGCTGCATTACGGGTAGGCTTATCGAACTGCAGAATGGTTGTTTGAGAGCGGTCCGAATACCAGGCGTGCGCTGCGCCGTCCTTCCAGCCATACAAACACGGCTCATGCTTCCACTGATAATCCTGGCGACCTAAAACCATTGTGTTCTTAGACCAAATAAGACATTCCCGGATAGCCCAGCCAACGTCCTTGCAAGAAGAACGGAAATTGAGGCCCTCGGAATCGGCGTGCCAAATGTAGAAAACGCCTCCCGGCATTAAAACTAAATCAGCCGCTCTAAACGCTCTAACCAAAAATTCCTTAAAGGCTGCATCATCCTGTTTGTCGTTTTTGATGGTGAGGGCGTCTTTGGTCTTACCCTTGTAAGCCACGTTATAGGGAGGATCAGTCAGGTATAGGTTTGCTCTACCCCCCCCCATTAATCTGGCCACATCGGCCTCATCGGTTGAATCACCGCACATGAGCCGATGCGTGCCCAAAATCCACAAATCTTTCGGACGCGTCTTCGGGGCCGGCGGCGTAGGAATAATTTCAGCGTCCTGAATCTCCGGAACATTCTGCTGCGTATCAGCCTCATCTTCCGGCTCTTCAATTTCCTCCGATTCCTCGGCAGCCGTTTCCAGATTTACTGAAAGCAACGACTGAAGATCTTCGGAATCGAAGCCCGTAACTTCCGCCGAGTAGTCATGCTGCGTTAACCAGTCGAGTTCTTCCCGGAGCAGGTCTTCGTCCCAACCAGCCTCCAGAGCCAATTTGTTGTCGGCAATAATGTAGGCGCGTTTTTGGGCCTCGGTTAGGCCCGTCAGGACGAGGACGGGCACTTCCTTCATTCCGAGGCGTTTTGCGGCCTCAAGGCGACCGTGGCCCGCGATGATGCCCTGATCCTCATCAATCAGGATCGGGTTTGTCCAACCGAACTCCCTAATCGAGGCAACAACTTTTTCAATTTGCTCGTCGCTGTGGGTTCGGGAGTTTTTCTCATACGGGATGAGATCCTCAACCTTCCGGTAAACGATCTGGAGTTTTTGTTCGTGAGAGTCCATGTTTTACCCATGAAAAAAGCGCCCCGGGGGACGCTTCAAGTTATTAAATATGGCCCGGTTGTTACGGCACAGCCGGGAAAGCCTTGGCTCATTTATGATCATCCTTGTTTTAGCGAACAAAAGGAAATCAAAATGAACGTAGATAGAGAGCAACAGAGAGAAATTCTTAACCTCTTATTCGAACACTATCCCTGGAAAACAAATGCCGTTGCCGCAAGAATTCGCCAGTTGATTCAGGAAGATCGAGAGCGAACCATCGGAAACATCCTATACCTCCAAAAACATGGTCTTATAGATAAGTACATAGAAATACGAGATACGGATGTTTTTGAGGATTGTGAAGCCGTAGACCGTGCGCTCGGTGATCCAATTGGGACTAAAACTCCATACACTATTGTCGCAAGTCATCCTACTATTTCAGCTAAGGGGATTGATTTTCTTTTAGGCGATGAGGGTCTGAGTTCAATTCTCAACACTCACACCGTAAAGATTGAAGCAAACTCTGCGCGGTTAATTGTTGATTACTTTATTTCCCAGTCGGACCTATCTGACGAAAAGAAAAGCTCTCTCCTTCAAAAAGTCAAATCAATTCCTTCGGTGGTATTGCAAGAATCCCTAACGAAATTGTTGGTAGAGAAGATTCCATATCAGGCGGTCCTAGACGCTTTAAAGAATATGCTCTAGCAGTTTTTCCATAGAGGAATCTTTGCTTGCTGGTAATCGAAAATTCCGCGGTCCCGATTTCCTCCTTGTCTTCATTCAAGAATCTGAGGCAAAAACCGGGACCGAAGAACTTATCTTCGGTTACCCATACCGTGGCTGTCGTGAACGCACGATAACTAATCTGAAAGTCCACGAAGCCAGAGGAGACTGCTTGAGTCCAATAGTCCGGCTTGAATTTAAATTCCATCTTTAACCTCAGAAATAGAAACTTGAGGGAGGCAATCCCAGTCTTTTTCGGCACTCATCGTCATTGCTTTTTACGAAGTTTTTTAAAACTTCAAGCTCGGATTTGAGATCATGAAGCTGCTCAAAGACAGAGTGCAAAGCAATGAAACCGCCCATTAACAAGGCAAAGAATACAAATCCTGCAAAGACTATTAGGAACTCATAAGAAATTTGAACCATACTTTTTGCCCCTAGATTTCAAAAGGATTAATTCTTTCCAAGAGAACTACTGAAAAAAAGGCTTTTAATCCCGTCAAAAATCGCTTGTGTGCGTTTAGTTTTAATAGGGATATGGGAGGATGTATGGAGAAATTTAAAACCGCTAGAGAGGCGTTTTGCGCTCTTTCTGCCAAATTTTAGAAAAATATAGCACTTTTTTTGCCAAAATGATGCATAAGTATTTTCCATTAGCATGTTTTCGTCCTTTCTTCGAACTCGTCTAATGCCTCGGCAATCAGCCTATCAGCCTCGAATAATCTCCTTTGCAAAGAGCTTCTGTTAATCCTTAATGAATCTGCTGCTCTTTGAGTTCCCTTGACGGCCCTTCCGCCATAGACCGCAATAATTGCGTCCCTTAATCCAGGACGAAGATTCAGAATAATTCTGTTCAGTCGCAACATCCGGAAATCAATTCCGGCTGCGTTTATCAAATCTTGGGACTGTCTGGTTGTATCGACAACATCATTTTCAAGATCCAGAAGGCAATGCATCCGGACTCGGTTTCTGTTTCTCCAAAACATCCACCGAATAAGCAGATGTCTAATTCTTGGGATTCTGGCCAATTTGTTGTCCTCTCTAATAAAAAACATTGGATACCTTATGGATATAGTCATGGAACCATTTTGGATATGGTTGATTTTTTGTAATTAGTTGATTTATTTATTGTTTTTCTTATTTGGATAGGGTGGATACCATTATTTCTATTGAAGCTCGCGCGTGAATTTTTTAACACTTGCTCTTTATCCGTTAAACACGTGTGTATAAATTCCTCACGCGCATAAGAGTTTGAATTAACGGTATCCACCGTATCCAATACGACGCAACTTACTGTATTACTTAACAAATTCCACCAATCGACCCTATCCAAAACCATATCCAAACGGTATCCCAACGGTATCCAGCCTTGGTTTGTTGACACAAAACTCCCGCTACCCTCTGCGCGGAATGCGCCTTCGGCCGGAGGGAGGGGGAGGGGTAGATTAAATATGGCCATAATTTCTCTGTCTCCTGTTGGCCTGATACAGGCTTTCCTGAAACTTTCTAAGCTGCTGAGAGAGCTCGATCCTTTCCGGAGGATTTGCGAGCATCTCTTCTTCGGTTTTGTTTGGGAAGTACACCGTCAGACGTTTTTCTTTGGTTTGTTTGTCATTGTCGAAAGTGCTGCCGATGGAATATTCGTGGTCGTAGACAACCGCCCGGATCTTTTCACGCTTGATCATCATGGAAGACGCTGTCAGCCCAAACATCTTTGATGTCATCTGCTGCCTTTCTCCGGCTGATGGAAGCCATAGCAAATAAGCCCTGTAGAGATCCTGGCTGGATGCCGGGCCAACCAGGAACGGAGTTTCCTCGTTGAGCCATTCGAGCAGGAAACGACGTCCGGAATCAGTCCCCAGTTCCTTCAGGTCTCGGGTTGCCTGAGTTTCTATCGGTCGCGTGCTCGGTTCGAATCCTGTCAGGTCGACGTGCATCAGGTAATGACACAGAGCGTTAACGCCGCCGTTTTCGATTTCTTCGGCAAGCTCCTTGAAATATTGCGGCGGCAGTTCTGCGTTGTACCGAATGCACATGTATCGCCTATCGAACCAATCCAGAGCCAGCGGCTGCATTTCGTTGGATAGATAGACAAAATTGGTCAGGTTATCCTCTTCAACCACGGGCATATTTTTCTCTTCGAGCTGATGCACGGGGCTGGTGATGAGGTTTTTCAAAATGCCTTTCAGCTCCCGGCGCTCTTTACTGGTGACGACCTCGTCTGCGACCACAAACAATTTGTGAGACAGCCACATATTGAAACGGGAAGTCATCAGTTTTTGGTCGACGTGCCGGGAATACTCACGGCCATAGATGCGGGAGACCGCATCGAAAAACATACTTTTACCGGCTCCCTCTCGTTCTCCGAAGACCACCAAGGCGGTATGCATTTTTGCGCCCGGGTGCTGGATCGGGTAGGCCAGCCATTTAAGCACCCAATCAAAGACGTGTTCGTCTTCTTCACAAATAAGGAAAAGGTGTGAAATCAATTTAGCGCAACTGGCATTCGGGTCCGGATTAGTCTTCCAGCCGGTAAACGTGTTTACACAGCCGGGAGGAACAACGCCGTCCGGGCGAAAAACGAGCTGATCTTTACGAATCCTTTTTAAGTTGCCATAAGCGTTCGTCAAATAGGCAGTCACCAGCTTGGATTCGTAGCATTGCCGGAGAACGCCGATTTTTACGAGGAGTTTTTCTTTCAGATCCCAGCAAACGTCTTCCGGATAAATATGGATGTACGTTTTGCCCAGTTCCTCGACAATCCGTGCGGCCTGGCTGGCCGCCTTAGCTTTCTCTTTGGCGCGGATTTCTCTTTTTTCTTTTGCTGTCGGAGTCCGCTCCGATGGATTCATTAGTATGGCCAACTGCTCTCTGGCCACATCAATGCCTTCCTCAGAGACCAAATCGTTAAAGTCTGTTCCGAGTTTCGCAGGGTCTTTAAATTTCGGGACCGTCATTAAACAACGATGTTTAATGGCAGCCATGGTGGCTTTCATTACGCCGGTGTTTAAGCCGTTTCGCTGGATCGGCTTTTTCTGTCCGGGAGCTTTTTCCGAATAGTAAACACACGTTTCTCCATCCATCTCGCCCCAATAGGCTTTAACCGTCACTTGACCGGCGGGAGTTTCAATCAACTGTGCCGGGGAGCTGCGGGAGGCGCCGATTTCAAGATCAACACCATACTTTGCCTTGAAATCGTTTTTTAATTTCGTGTGGTAGTGGCAGTCATTGTCCGCTGCGATGACGATTCGACGCTTTTCAATCGGTTTGATCGCAGTGATTACGGCGTCAATGTTTCCGGCATCGAATGCAACGTAAACGGGTTTTTGGGTTGCCTGGTAAATGCTGCAACCGGTCGCCCAGCCTTCACAAACGTAAACAATGTCCGAGTCCGGAGTTCCGGGAGGAGCCAGTAAGGAGAATGATCCTTTCTTTGGAGTTCCGGTCAGGAATACTTTCTTGATTTCCTTCCCGCCGTCATCAGTCTCCGCTTCAGTAATGATCTGCAGACTGACCAATGAGCGCTCTTCCGGGTGTTCCGGATTGATTTGATACATCGGAATTAAGAGCTGATTCCTCAGCTGGCGAGCGCCGATGGGTCGGATTCCTTTTTTGACAATGTAGGGGAGGGAGGCCGAGACGCTGTCTGCTGCCGCTCTCCACAATTTGAGAGCTTTGTCCTTACAAGCAGTGCGCTGATCGGCCAGCATAGCCTCGATTTTCTTGCGGTTTTCTTCCCGTTTTTCCTCGACTTCCTTTTTTTCATCAGGCGTGAAGGAATTATTCCGGGACATCTCCACGAGATATTGTTCGTCTGCTATGCCGTACTTGCCGGCGTAATAAGTTTTTCCTGACTTCGTTTGGTGTTCAAACAAGACATACCAGACCTCTTTTGAACGCTTCCAACGGGAGTCGGCAGGCTTAAAGCGATCGAACTTGCAGCCGTTACTAACAACCAGATCATAGCCGGGAGGGACGAATATCCCGTGCTCGGCCATTTGCTCTTCTATTTCTCTTAAAGTACGTGCCATATTTCTGACCCTTTGAGACCCATTGAAAAGGTGAGGCGCACCCGGGGCCCGGGTCTAGAAGGCAAGTGTTGCAACACTCGGTGCGCCTCGGAAAACTATGGAATCCGTTTCGGATTAACTTGCATGAATGCTCCTATTACCGGAGGAAATAAAAAACGCAGAAGACGGCCATGGCCACCAGGAGAAGAAGCGCCCAATCAATCCTGCGCGGATCAAATTTCTGCAGGCGTTCTGCATCCATCCGGCGCAGCTCTTTTTCAAATCTGTCAGTCGCCCTGAGTCTTTCGTCCTCTGTCATCTGTCTTTTCCTCTTCTGGCGACCGAATCGGTCACGTTTCATTCTCTGTTCCTCTTGGGTGCCGTAGTCAACGGCGTTGTTCCGGCATGGTTCGGCAAATGCTCCGGAAATCGCTTATTTGGCGGTTTCCTGCCGAAGGGTTGCCGTATCGATGCCGTATTTTTCGTATTCATTAATTCGGAAAATGGCCTTATCTCTTTTTCTGAGGTCCCGAATGACAACCTTCTTAGCCCATGCGTCCATCACATCCCGAATGATCGAGTTCTGTGATTTATCCGGGTCGGCGTCGATCGTTCTTCGAATGACGGCAATGG